CTTCTGGATTCCCTCCGGATAGAACGCGCGGATCGGGTTTGCTTTCTGCCATGTCGTGATCGCGCCGGGATCATCGCCCGGATCTGCCTCGCAAATATCAACGAAATACTCATCATTCTGTACATCCACATTCGGATCCAGGATCTTCGAGCAATAATCGTACTCCTGTGTGTAACAGGGATATGTCAGATCCTTACCGGCCGTCGTGATGATCGACAGCATTGGCTCCTTTGTATTAGATCCAAGTCCCAGATCATAGAAATCCGTGGTCGGATGCTGATGATACTCATCCAGGATCAGACACGCCGGGTTTGTTCCGTCACCGGTCTTTCCATCCTCTTTGGAGAGCGCCCGGATAAAGGACCCGGACTTGATATGGATGATCTCATCCCGTTTAAAGTTGAATTTCGTCCGGAGCAGCGTTCCCCTCGTCATAAGATCGCACTCATTAAATACGATCTTCGACTGGTCCCGTTTTGTTCCGGCCGTGTACACCTCATAGGTCTCTTTGTTCCTGGTCGCCTGCTCAGAAATCTCATTCAGTGCCTCGCCCGCCTCCATCTGAGACTTTGCATTCTTTCTTCCGACCTCGGTAAATGCCTTCTTAAAGCGCTTGAAGCCGGTATCTTTATGACGCCATCCGTAAAGCTGGCATTCTCTGAACTTCTGCCAAGACGTCAGCCGGATCGGCTGTCCTGACAGCTTTCCTTTACTGTGATGGAGGAGCGCAAACCATTTGACGATCTTATCCGCCCGTTCTTCATCCCAGATATACGGGAAATCCGGATCTCCGACCCGATTCAGGTCATTTAAGAACCGTTCGCACGCCCATTTGTGTTTCTGCCCCGACGGGATCTCCCCATTGATGCAGGATTTTGCGTATCTGGTAATCTCTTCCAGGTTCGTCATCAAATATCACCAAACATTCCTTCCAGTTCTTCCGCCTGAACCTTTGTCTTTGAAGATGCCGCCTGCAGTCTGGCTGTCGGTGACATTCCCAAGACTTTTCCCGCGGTCTCCATCTCCTTTTTTGCCTGATTCATGATTGCAAACAGAGGGTTCGGTCTGCCGTTTATGACGCTCACAAACCCGGTATCCTTGATCTCTTTACACGTTTTCACGTACAAAGCATATGAATTTGCATATGAAATAAGCGCTGCCCTGTCGAGATTGTTGATCAGATCGATCTTTCTCAAATTCTCCAGAGTGCGCTTATATTCTTTCTTTGCTACAGCGTCAAGGAAAAGCGCAGCCGGAATGTTTTCCAGTTCATCTTTTCCCGCATTTACAAGGGATTCTTCATACTTTCTTGTTTCCTGAGTCTCCTTCGTCAAATGCCCAGTCTGTGCCGCTAATGGCTTTCTCGGTCTCGGCATACGTTTCTCCTTTCTCCCCGTTTTTGGGGGGTATTTCGCCTTTATCCCCATAAATGGGGATAAATTTGATGAGTTTTTAGAATTTTGTGAAAAGAAAGGAGGGACGGCGGTCTTGTGGCGCCCTCTCCGTACTTTTTCTGACCCCCTACCCCAAGAGCATGTCTTCTGCTGATCTGAGGCACGAGCGCAGCTCGTTCTGGCATTTCAGCTTCTCCTGAGGGCTGGAGCGGTACCTCACGTGCACCTCATCATGGGAAGAACGTGACAGAGGGATCAGGTTCTCTGAATCCCAGAAGTGCTCCGGATCTTCTTCCGCAGGAACAATGTGATGAACGATGTTCGCATATTCAATTCTGTTTTTACTCTTTGCATAAGGATCTAAACCATTATAAAAAGAAACAATTGTTTTCTGCAGTTTATTCCAGCGAGAAGTATGGTACAGCTTTCTTGTCCCCTGCGGTGCCGCATACTCCCGTTTAAATCCACACCCGCATTTTTTTCCTACCGCCACTCTTTTTCCACAGTGCGGGCATCTTTTATAAATCATCGTATCACCCCATTTTGCGTACGGAAAAGAGCACCCGTTTCCGAGTGCCCTTCTTTCATTCTTTATTCTGTTCCTCGATGAAGTCCTTCATCATTTTTGTAAGCTGTGCCGCCTGGCTGGTGCCTGCCTTCTCACAGGCGGCGGCAAACTGATCTACAAGCTCACGCCGTAACTTGTAAGACTTACTTACAAATCCAGCTTTCTGTTCATACTTCTTAGTCGCAATCGTCTGCGGCTTCGGGCTACCGATCGGCATGGTCTTCTCTCCATTTACAATAAAATGCAATTCCAAACTTCACGACCGCCAGAATGATAAAGAATGTTCCTAAAAGTTTCAATGTTCCTGACATATTGATTTTATACAGATGAGTGTGTTATAATCCTTTTAAGAGAAGGGCTTTCGCCCCTCTCCGCTACTCCAGTAGCTTATCGAGAATCAATAGGATGATTCCGATAATCAAGTCCGTTAGCGCTCCGACCAGCCAAGTCTTGAAGTTGCTATCGGACTTTTTCTTTCGGCTTTTTCCTCTCATCTGTATCTCACCTCCTTACATTATCTATTATATTATATGGTGTACCCTATGTCAATAGTATAATGAAAAAGTACCCATCGTTTTCTGATGAGTACTTTTTGAGGGGGAATATCAACTCATGACAAAATTGGAACAAAAGGACTCGAACCCTCGACATACTGATTAAATATCAGCCGCTCTGCCATCTAAGCTATGTTCCAATACCGGCAGCCGTTCCCGGCTACCGCCTGCAGCTAAAGGAAGGTATTGTGACCAAATGGAGCGTTTCCGTCTGCCCTTTGGCTTCGATTATATTATAAAACGAACTTTCCGAACTTTCCGAACTATTTTTATTTAATTTGCATTTTTTTAAGATATCGGTCACGGATCACCAGCCTCGGATAGTCTGGATTTCCCGCATATCCAATTTTCATCGCAATCTTTTCCCATGTCAGTCCATCAATGTAGTACATTTTGAAAACGCAGCGTGTTGTTGTATCCTCAATTGCATTAATCCAATTTTCAATTGCTTTGCATTTCTCACGCTTGCCCTCAAGAATCTTTCTTCTCCGGTCATATAGTTCTCCATCAAAACCAGTAACTCCTTGAGGCTGAGGATATCCTTTTCTATAGTCCATCACAACACTGCTGCCAATCCCATGATCTCCCCGCAGCATGTCCTCCAGCTCTTTCTCTAACAAATTGATTTCTCGAAGCAGTTTCCGATAGCTGTCCAGTAACGCCCGCGTCATTTTGATCGTCTCCATTGGCATAACCTCCCCTCTGTTGATCAATAAAGTCCTTTTGCAAAAATAATCATCCCTGTACACCAGAATATCGTATCTGCAATCTTATGTTCATTCTTGCTCTTATAAGCGCAATGAAAGCCTATTGCAAGAAGAATAATTCCCATTGCATGCCTAAAGCTCCAAAGCATGATCCATTTCACCTCTCTTTCCCTCCTCTGTATCTCGGATCCGGCGCTCTGGCCATGCTCATCACCTCCGATTCGTCGGTTTTGGGTAAAAGAAAAGAGCCACGCGGCGGTGGCTCCATATATAACTGCATGCGTTTTATGTAAAAAACTGTATAAAAGTCATTAATCCAAACACAACTGATAAAACTAATCCCACTTTAGTCATTGCGTCTTGCTTCTTACTATTTTTTTCATTCTCTAAATTGCTATCTTTTAGCGTTTTTAATTCTACTGCAATACGATTAACAACTGTTTTTCCCTCATCCACTTTTTGGCTTTCCAAACAGTCTATCAATTGTTTTAATATTAAAAAATCAGTGCCCTTGATTTGCTCCAAGGGATTTCGTAGTTGATACTCAGCCAAGAATTCACTAGTAGCAATTTTATAATCGTCAATATTCCCACATTCTATTTTTATCTTGCCTGAATTTATGTCTAATATATGACATTCTAATAGCACTACAACATTATTGAATTCCTTTTTCAATCTTTCATTTTTCATAATGTGATTTCTAAAAAGAATATCAATTTCTAAAATACATTCATCGTAATTCCGTGTTCTAAAATAAGTTTGCAATATGCTTTTTATAGCCCCAACTGTTGATTTATACTCACTCTTATACCGTCTTGTCTCAAATGTATCTATAATCAGCCAAAAGAGTAATATATACATAAGCACAGCAAGAACAATAACTGCAATTATAAAAATGATATCAGATTTCATTTTATTTCTCCATTTTAACATTTTTCTTTTATTTTATATCAAATAATATTCATTTACAACCTAAAAAGACACCCTCTCACAAGGATGTCTTTCATGCACCTGGAACGTCCGGGTGGAGAACCCTTAAACCAGGCAAATCGGAACGGAAGGACTCGAACCCCCACCAACGCTGGATATAAGCCAGCTGCTCTGCTTACTGAGCTACGCCCTGATAATTGGCGACCGCTCTGCCTAACGGCCGCCCATGTATACCTTCACTTGAGGAGGATGTAGGAAGCCGCCGGCTGTATGCCCTTGGCTTCAGGTTACACTATAACATTTTCATTCGTAACATGTGGAACAAACGTAACAAACTTTCAATTTTGTTCCCGTCATTAATGTCGGGAACATCAACTATTCACTCTTGACTTTCTGCCATGAATCTCATGTACTCCATTTTTACCCCTGCTTCTGTCGCTCGGCGTCCCATCCGCTGTGCAACCTCCGCCCATGTCATCTCCTCGAACACCCGATATCGGATGATCCGCTGCATCCGCTGCGGAATCGTGAGCATCCATACCTCAACCTGGTGCTTGATCTCCTCCGCCCGCTGAAGACGCTCCTGAAGGATTTCTTCCCGCCGATCCAGCTCATCCGGATCTTTCACAACCGGATATGCCAGGCCCTCGATGTGGAAACTCTTGGCGGTATACGGAAACTCATGCGCCGATCCGGACACCCGGTCTTGCACGATTTTCTTCCGGTTCTTCTTAAGCCTCAGTATATCTTCCTTCGCTTCCTTCACCTGCTCGCAGGCATCTATGTACTGTTTCAGAATCTCCTTGTCCATTGGTATCACCTCCTCGATA